TAGAAAATCAACTCAGTTTCATGTATGGTGGTGGTATGGCAAGGAAAATTGAGAAAATAGAAATGATAGAAGTGTCAGAATTGCAGCCGTACTACAGAAACAGCCGCAAACATTCTGAACATCAGATCATCCAGATTCAAGACAGTATCAATGAATTTGGATTTACAAACCCGGTTCTGATCGACGGTGAAAACGGAATCATAGCCGGTCATGGCAGGGTTGAAGCTGCTAAAAATATCGGCATGACAGAAGTCCCATGTATCCGGCTTGAACATCTGACAGCGGCACAGAAAAAAGCCTATGTCATCGCTGATAACCAGCTAGCGTTAAATGCTTCGTGGGACTTTGACATGCTCGCCGTGGAGATTGATGAATTAAATGATGAAGGTTTCAATATTGATTTAATTGGATTCAGCAAAGAAGAGTTGAATGATTTGATAGGCACGCCGAACTTTGCACCCGGCACGGAAGATGAACAAGGCAAGCTAGATGAAAAACAAAAAACAGTGTGCCCGAATTGTTCACATGAGTTCTAAGCCTATCTTGAAAATAGATTGGGCGACGTATGAAGCGGCAAAGTTCGCCTGTACCCGGTTTCATTATTCAAAAGTTGCACCTGCCGGTAAGTTGGTCAAGGTGGGCGTGTGGGAGGGTGAAACATTTATCGGCGTGGTGCTTTTCAGCAGAGGGGCAAACAACAACATCGGCAAACCTTACGGGTTAGACCAGACGGAGTGTTGTGAGTTGACAAGGGTTGCACTCACTGGCCACAAAACGGAAGTGACAAGGATAGTCAAAATAGCAATGTCATTCCTAAAAGCCAACAGTCCAGGACTTAGGTTGATTGTCAGTTATGCAGATCCGTTGCAAGGTCATCACGGCGGCATTTATCAGGGTGGAAACTGGGTATATGCAGGTTTAACTTCCGGTGATAGACGGGCAATATGGAACGGCAAGAAGGTACACAAAAGAACGGTTCATTCATTGATTGGCAGATGCACCAAGGCAGACTGTGAATTCACGGAGATAGAAAGAAAGCACATTTATTTAATGCCATTGGATGAAGAGATGAAAAAGCAGATCGCACATTTATCAAAGCCATATCCTAAGCGTGCAAAAAATCAGGACGTTGAATGCCCTTCAACGCTGGGCGGGGAAGTACCGACCTGCACGCTCCAAAAGTCACTATGAGTGGATTGACCCCCAAACAGGAAGCCTTTGCACAAGCGGTCGCCTCCGGCAAGACGCAAGCGGACGCATACCGGGCAAGCCGTGACTGTTCCCGTATGAAGGACAAGACCATACAGGAGAATGCGTCAAGGCTGATGGCTGATAGCAAGGTGTTAGCAAGGGTAACAGAACTCAGAAAACCAATTATCGAAGAGGTCGGATATTCTCTTGAAGCTCACCTGAAACGGCTGGAAGTCTTGAGCATCAAAGCGGCACAGGCTGGACAGTTTGGGCCAGCAGTATCGGCAGAAATTAGCAGGGGCAAGGCAAGCGGCCATTATGTGACGAAGGTTGACGCGAACATAACGCAAGCACCAACGTCAATCATGTTCACGCTTGATGATGGCAACGATGCAGAAGAGGATTAAGCTCACAGCACCGCAACTTAGATATGTTTCTACACCGGCAACGCACCCGCTATTTGTCGGAGGTTATGCCAGCGGCAAGACGTATGCAAACATAATGAGGGCGATTAGTTTAAAGCTGAAATATCCGAATCAGAACATTGCATATTATCTGCCCACGTATGACTTGATTAGGACAATCGGCTACCCTCGGTTCTCTGAAACTTTAGATGATATGCGGCTTTCGTACACGCTGAATAAATCGGATGCAACCATCCAGTTTGGCAAAAGCGGCTTGATGATCTTCCGCACAATGGACACGCCGGAAAGAATTATTGGTTTTGAAGTTTCAGATAGCCTCGTAGACGAACTCGATACACTGCCCACAGAAAAAGCGCGGGAAGTGTGGGTGAAGATAGTAGCAAGGAATAGACAGAAGAAACCAGACGGCGCACCGAACACGATTGGAACCGCTACGACCCCTGAGGGATTCCGTTTTGTCCATGAGATGTGGGTAAAACATCCAAAAGCCGGTTATGAAGTAATCAGGGCAGCGACGCAAACTAACAGGCATTTGCCAGATGGATATATTGACAGCCTGAAAGCCATTTACCCTTCTAGCTTGTTGCAAGCGTACTTGATGGGCGAGTTCTGCAACCTCACCAGCGGCAGCGTTTATGCAGAGTTTGACCGATATAAAAACGCTTCAACGGAAACTATCCATGCAAATGAGCCGCTACATATCGGCATGGACTTCAACGTTTCACACATGGCCGCAGTGATATGGGTACTCAGAAACGGAGAACCCCACGCAGTACAGGAATTAACAGAGGTATTTGATACTCCGGCCATGATTGCGCTGATAAAGCAGCGATTCGAGGGCCATACTATTTATGTTTATCCAGACGCATCAGGGCAGTCCAGAAAGAGCAACAATGCAAGCGTATCAGACCTGTCGCTGTTAAGAGAGGCGCGGTTTACGGTGTTGAACAACAACCGAAACCCTGCCGTAAAAGACAGGATATTGTCAATGAACCGGATGATACACGCAGGCGGCGTCCGGCGGTTGCGTGTGAATATTGACGGTTGCCCTGGATTTGTTGAAGCTCTTGAAAAGCAGGCATACGACAAGAACGGCGAACCAGATAAAACAAGCGGCCTTGACCATGTGATTGACGCAGGGTCATATTTTATAGCGTACAAGTTCCCGATTGTCAGGAACATCACCACAACATCAAACGGTTGGTAAGGAGCCGTAATGAAAAGATCAGACGTATCAACTCCATCGCCCCGCGTTGAATATCTGGAAGGGCAACGTGCCTTGTGCCGTACCATCATGGGCGGCACGTTCGCCATGCGTGAAGCTGGGCAGAAATACTTGCCGAAACATCCGGCTGAATCAGACGGCGTCTACAAGACCCGCCTTGAAAAGACCTTCCTTGACAACTTCGTATCGAAAGCCATTGATTCAGCAACAGGCAAGCTGTTTGCAAAGCCGATTAAAGTTGACAATCTTCCGACGGAAATCGAAGGGCTGATTGAAAACATCGACCGGCAGGGCCGCGCTCTTGACCCGTTCATAATGGATGTTGCCCGTCAAGCGTTCACAGACGGCATTTCGTTTGTAATGGCTGACATGCCCCCTTCGGACGGTATCAGAACGCTTGCAGAAGAGAAGCAAGCCGGTATCAGGCCGTATGCTCTGCACGTCAAACCTCAGGACATTCTGGAAACAGTATCGGAGATGATCGGCGGCGTTGAAACCCTGACCCGTGTGCGTATCAGAGAGGTGGTACAGAAGCCGGACGGCTGGGATTATGTCACCATCGAGCAGATCAGGGTATGGTACCGGGAAGTTGTCAAAGACGAAAATGGCAATGACAAGGTGCTTGTCAGGTGGGAACTGTACCGGCAAGGTGAGAAGAAAGAATGGGTAATGGTTCAGGAAGGAGCAACCACCTTCAAGGGCATTTACCTTGTACCGTTCTACACAAACCGCGTCGGCTTCATGGAAGGCTTGCCACCGTTCCAGAATACCGCTGAATCGAACCTTGAGCACTGGCAGTGGAAGTCTGAACATGCCCACGCGCTCAGTATGCAGTGCTTCGGGATGTTGACCGCCGTTGGCGTATCCGAAGAATCTGAAATACAGATCGGCCCCGCAAAGGTACTGCGATCATCCAGCCCCGAAGCAAAGTTTGCCTACACTGAAACGACCGGCACCGGCGTAACGCTGGCAGCAGACGCGCTGAAAGCAATCGAGGCGCGCATTGAATCCGCTGGTGTGAACTTGCGGGTGGAAAATGCCGGACAGGTCACAGCGACCGCCGCCGCGCTGGATAGTGAAGAGGCGAATGCAGCACTGAAGGCCGTTGCCGGTGGATTCAGCGATTCCATAGAACTGCTGTTCCAATACTTCGCAGAGATGCTGAACCTTGACGCTGGCAATGCTGGAACTGCTGTTGTAAGTGACGATTTTGGCACTAAAAAAGGCACAGACGCTGGCTTGCAGGAGATCACCAAAGGCCGCGCACT